ACCCAAATACTGTCCACACATATGTAGCTGTCGAACCATCAGGTCTACTTGATATACTTGAAATTTCAACAGTTTGAGGACTACCACTTCCCTCATCAAATTCAAATGTTCCAAGATTAGGAGGTAGTGAATAAATATTTCGTACTTGTTCACCGTCTTCAGTACTTACACTTATGTTTGATAAAGCATCAATAGACGTATCCATTTTTGTTCCTTTAAATGTATTCCATAAATCCCATAAACTTGCGTCTCCACTTCTTTCAACTTTTGCTTGGTCTAAATTAGTTACAGCAAATCTTGCAACTAATGTATCGCTATCTATTTCTTCAAATGGGTCTGTACCAGAACCTTGTACTGCAGGAGGTTCAGGTGTAATTATTTTAGTAACAAATGCTTTATTTAAATTTATCGTTCCACCTTTCATTTCCTGAGGAAACGTATTACCTGAATTTACAAATTCCAATTCAAGACTATTTTCTAAATTACCATCATTTTTCAATGGGTTTACAAATTTTAAACCTAAGTTATCATTTCCAAGTGATGCAACTCTTTTAAATGTTCTTTGCATATTATAAAAATCACGTAAATATCGTTGATTATTATCTTTTTCTTTAATTGTATCAACTGCTAATCTTACTTCTAGTTTACTTGGTGATATTTCATGTATATAGTATTTATATTCTTTTATAAATAAATCATCACCAATTCTAGCTATATCTGCTTCATTATTTGGGTCAAACTCTCCAATATATCTCTCATTATTTGCATCAACTAATATATTTTCATATGAACCGGCAACTTTTCTTAAAAAATTATATTTTACAATATAACGACCTTTTTCATAACCCATCTTTCTTAATATAGTGCCTGTTTTTAATCTTATTTTTTCCGCCCCTTCAATAATATAATCTGAACTATCAACTACAGCACTTTCTAAAAAATTTTCATTTTTATCATATATTAAAACTTCAACGTAATCATTAGGATTAGTAGCAAACTCTCCCCCTAAATATGCATAGTCAATACTAGTTAGATCAATATTTTGTCCAGTTTGTAAAAGTTCTAAATCGGTTTTATTTAATCTACTCATTAGTCTACAGGTTCTCCATCTGGTATTCTATCAAGTTCAGCAACTGTAAGTGTCTTTAAGTCTGTATAGTTACCACCCGTTCCATAAAACGAGGCGTTATCCGAAAAAATTCTTTTTTGATTATTCTCTATTATCCATTTTCTAGTATCTGTTGTTATATTATTTGTTACTGCATCACCATTCACAATTCCATCTGGTAATGTATCCGCAAATTGTGATTCTGATAATTCTGATATGCTTCTGTCTATAATTTTTTCTAAATTACTATTTTTAATATACTTTTTTAATGAAAGCCTATTTACTGTAAATTGATTTTGTCTTTTATCAGTCTCTACATTTCCATCATATAAAAATGAATACAAGCTATGATTCACATCTGCATCTTCAATTCCCAATCCAGTAAATATATCTTCGAATGAATATAACACACCATCTTTTCTAAAATTGACTTCTGACAAGTCTTTCATATTAGTAAGATATACATCTCTTAACTTTGAGATAAAATCTTTATAGAAATCAACATTTTCCAATTCTTGTTTTGTGTAAGGCATTATAAAGTTACCTTAAATGTAAATCCTTCGTCAAAGTATTGGTCTGTTTCATCACTCGTACCACTACCACTTACTACTCTATATCTAAGAGTATAGTATCTTTCAGGTTGGTATCCATCTAACCAGAGATTAAAATAATTACCAGTTGAATCACAACTTAATAATGAACCAGTACCAAAAGGAACTACGACATCATTAGTTTCAGCATCTGCAATTGAATAATATGAAGAACCACTTGGTAAATATTTTACAGTTAAATTAGATGGTGTTGTTGAATAGGTTTTATCTGGAAACCTTTCACGCCCAACAACTCTAAAACGAGCTTTCGACTTTTCTTTATATTCTGGTCTCAGTCCTTTCATATAAAGAACCATGTCCTCTAAATTAGTTTGTGTTAATGGTGATAATGAACCTGTATTCCATTTGGAATCGTCCCACACAACTTCTAAAGTTGGTGGATATTTAGTATGAGTATCTGATGAAAAGAAAGAAAAATTACCAAATCTATCTGTACTGCCTTCATCACTTCCAGTATTTGCATTAGATATACTACCACTTCGTTTAATCATAAATCCTTCATTTGAAATCGAACCACTTAACCAAGCATTAACAATATCAGTTACTTCCATCCTCATATCTGAAGTCTTATGATTAAATCCAAAGTTACCCTCATATCCACTACCAGAATACCATTGACCTCCAGATGCACTAACTGTATTAAGCCAAAGTTTTCCATTAACTTTACCATGTCTATATATCCAACTTGCTCCTTCTTTAGATATTGGATCATCATATGTATGACCTTCTCCCATTGTCCAAGAACCACTTATTGGATGTGCGTACAAACTTTGAGAAACTGCTAAATTACTTGAACGAGCATCATATAAATTTAAATAATATCTTGAACCCCATCTACTAGTTGTACTTGGTGTTGGTATTAGATTGGATACTATCGAACTAGAAATATAACTTAAATCGAACTTTATTAAAATCCTAGAAGCGTTTACTATTGCTCCAGTATCACTAATATCTTTTCTTACTTCTAATATTTCATCTAAACCAGCATTTAAACTACTACTAGCTTGATAAATTGTTGTGTCCTTATCTGCGAATAAAAAATAATGCATCTATTTACTCCACTATACCTAAATTATCACCTAAAACTCTACCTTGAATATCTGAATTAGGGAATTTAATTTCAAAAATACTCGGATCTAACGCTGGATATAATATATTTTCTATCAATCCACTATTAATGTCATAAAAATTACCTGAATACCCGTCTTGTATTTTATATTTATTTTCAATTACAATTGTTTGGGGTGGCGTAGTATTATTTTCCTTTGGTGCTACTACTGAAGCAACCCCGTCAACTAATGACAATTCGTATGCTATATCTGATAATATTATTGGTTGACCAATTTGCCACCTATCTATATCAAAGAAATCTTTAATTGAGGCTATACATCTAAGAAGTACATCATTCTTGTTAAATCCAAGTTTTGTTAAAATTGCAAAATTAACTGAGATGTTTATAATATAAGCATCTTTAATATTAATTGCATCTGTTGCCAATCTATATTGTGATATATAAGTTTTTAAATTTTGTTTTACTGTTTGATTTAACGGTGCTAAATTTTTATTTGCGTTATATCCAAGAGTGTATAAATTCATTGCCAATGGATTTGGTATTCTTACCGAAACTGATTTGATTGTTTTACCAACATCATCCGATGTAATCAAACTGTTTTGATTTGTTAAACCTAAAGATTCATTAAGTTGATCATCTTGTACCATAAATGCTTTAGCTATATTACCATACTTGGCTGGTAGCGAATAAGTTCTTACAATGTAATCATCTTTAGTAACAGCTCTTTGTTGTGCTTGATAATATGCAAGTGCACTTTCACGAACTTCTCTAATACTTTGTCCAGCAGATCCACCAGTAGCTGGTAATGGATTTGTAACTGCTAACGAATCTTTAGCACTTTGTACTAATGTTGCGGACAATAATGCATCTTGTATATCAAAACTTACACTTGATACCTCTACAATACTATTTGCGTTAGCATTATCATTAATACCTCCACCATGTGCATATTTAACTGTAAGTGTTGTATTAGATGGTGCTAACCCAAAAGCTTTCGTTTTTAAAAAATTTGAAGGGTCAAATGCTTTCGTTAAATATGATGGACTTCCTGGTAATGTAGAACCAACACTATCTGGATTTGGTATAATTTCTTCATCTGGATTATCTGATGTGCCGGCGCCAAATCGTAATATTGTTTTATCTTTCTCATCTATATATGTAGTAAACCTACGAGAAGTTTTCTTTAATTTCAAAATATATGGAGCAGTATCTGCATTGATAACTGATGTTGGGTCATTGGTTGAATTATTTTCCATATCCTCAAATATTGTATCTCTAGCTAAAGAATCTACTTCATACCATTTATTATTATCACTATCTGTTACTGAAATTATTTCTATAATATCTGTATTAGATAATTTAACTTGTGAATATTTTTCTGCTGAAGTAAAATTAAAAGTTTCTGAAACTATTGTACCACTTTCTACTTTAACTTTTTTCTTTAATAAAAATTTTGTTGGTGTAGAGCCATCTTTTTCGTATATAGTAGTTTCACGCGGACTATATGAACTTGTAAATTTAAAATTACAATCTTCTAATGTTCTAAATGTTGTTCCACCTTCATTTGATTTTACAGTCATTCCAGCTTTCACATTTAATGCATATCTATAATCTGGTTTATTATTTACCGCAGGAATTGTTTGAAATACATCTAACACTGCTGTAGCTGGTGAAGTAACTTTTGGTTTATAACCAAATGATTGTGCCACATTATAAACATTTCGTTTTTCTTCTGCATATGCTAACAATGATTCTCTAAACTGAGAATCTATATAATAAGAAAGTACATCACCAACATATGCTGCCATTTCTATAAACATCATACCAGGTGAAGCTTCATTGAAGTCATTATAAGTGTTTGGAAAATATTGTTTAGCAAATTCTATAAGATTATCTCTAAAATCACTAAAATCTTTATTAAGATAATTTACTTCTTTAACCATGTTCTTTTTTATACTTGTTCGAGCCATTTATATTTCCTATTTAAGTTATTGAATCAAATGCTACTAATACAGTATTTTCTTTAAATGATTCAATAGTAATTGAGTACTTTATCTGCACGTAAATTTTGCTTTTATCTCCATCATCAGTTAAAACTTCTATTTCGTTTATAATGATATAGGGTAGCCATTGTTCAACTGTATTATTAACATCTAACTCAATTGCTTCAATTAAATTTTCATCTACTTGTTCAAAACAAATTCTTCTTAAATTAGTACCAAACTCAGGTTGGAATGGTCTTTCTCCTCGTTGAGTTAAAAGCAAATTTTTTAAATTATATTCTGCTTGTTCATACGTAGTTTTCGTTAATTCAAAATCTGTATTAGTGCCTTTTCTAATAGGATATGTTAATCCTATATAAGCATCTGGATTTAAATCTAATTCTTTAGCACTTGAAGCCATTTACATTATCCTTTTTTATTCATAGCTTTCATTAAACCACTATAATCTCTTGTTAAAGCATTTGTTACGTGTTCAGGAACTTCTTCTAATGATTTACCTGCTTTTTGAAGTGTATCTACAGCTACCATATCTCTTTGTACCTCTTCTGATTTGCCGTAACCCATAAGTTCACTCATACGTGAAGTATCAAAAGTTCCACCACCCATAGTTGGATATTCACCTTTTTGTTTTTGTGATTTAATTAAACCAACAGTTTCATTTAAGACACTATTTAAAGATTTATTTTTAGTGAACTGTTTTTCTTTTTTTGGTTTTGAAATCCGTGGAGTTATATCTTTTAACTGAGTATTAGTCTCCTCTTTTATAAATATCTTTTTTATTTCTTTTTTAACTTCTCTACGAACTGCTTCTTGTATGATTTTTTGTAACTCTTGCTTAGTCATAATTAACTCCTTACAGGTTTTTTATTTTTTCTAATGTTTCTAATTTTTCCATATCAACATCTATATTTGATATATCTGGTTTTGGTATTTCAGGTAATTCTACTTTAGGTATTTCTGGCATTTCTGGTATCTTAGGTAAATCTGGTAATTTAAAATTTGGATCTGCCGTCATTACTTGCATATTTAAAAATTCTTTATTTTTTACTTGTCTTACAATATCTGCTGTTCCTTCAGCGATATCTTTTAATGCTTTAGGATTAGATGTAGGTAATTGTGGTAACCCTGATAATACTTTTGTAAGTGATGTAATTAATTCAAATAGTTTTTGACCATTAATTGTTGGTATAAATACTGCTCTTGGGTCGCCCATTTTTATAGTTCCAGCTTTTTTAGCATTTATAAAAACTGAATCGCCTTCTAAATGTAAATCTTTTGATGCTCTAATATTAACATTTCCATTTCTACCATTAAATATTAATTTATCTGAATTTATAATAATAGAATTACCACTTGCTTCTAAAGGGTTAAATTTATTATTTGAACTATTTATAAGATACTTTTTATCTGTAGATAAATATATAGAATTTTTATCTTTATTAATATCCTCTGGTATAGGTCCTCCACGATTAACTACATTTTTTAAACTTTTTACATCAGGTGTATCTTTTTCTTTAATCGTACCTTGTACATCAGTTCGTTGTCCAGACCGAATTTTTATAACTGGACTATTATCGTTACTTCCTAAATTTATAGAATTACCAAACCTACCATGAAATATTAAATCACCTTCATCAGCTTTTACTTGTCTAATAGACCCATTTCTTTCAAATCTTTTTCCAAATTTTGCAAGTGTAGTGGGTGGTGTTTCTCCAGTTCCTATATAACTTATACCAGGAACTGAATTTTCATTAGGTGAATTAAAACTGTTTAATGTATTCCAATAATAACTTTTACCATTATAATTAGCTACAACAACTAACTCACCAACAACAGGATAGTTTTTTATTTTAGGATCTATTGTTCTTACTAACTGTGGTCCATCTTCTGGTTTTATACTTTGATCTTTATTAATTACAAATCTACCTGCTACAGCACCATAATAAGAATAATCTTGATGTCCATCTTTTTG